GTTTGGAAAAATGGCAAGGTAAGCGGCAACGGCGACGAAACGTTAACTCATGCTTCAGATGGAGCGGGATACGCTTTTATGAAATTGTTGCCACCTATGGGCGGCAAGGTTAAGATGGGCAAAAATGTAGGAAGCCTAGCAAGTAAAATGGGAGAATAGAGATGATTGGAATAGGAATTACAACGCGAAACAGACCGAATATTTTACACGCCTGTTTGCTGCATTTTGCTGCATTTCTACCAAAAGATGCGATGTTTGTAATTGTTGACGACGCAAGCAAGGAATGGGCAAACAACCAGGCTATTGTCGAAAACTTTAGCAACGATCATGGGAATCATTGCAAAGTCATTTACAAATACAATCAGCAACGGCTCGGTATTTCTGGGTCAAAAAACGAATGCTTGTTAGCCCTCCATGAATGCGAGAACGTGTTTTTGTTTGACGACGATGCATGGCCTCAGAAAGAAAATTGGGATCAAATTTGGCTCGCTGCAGCACGATGCCACGGCGTTGGGCACAGCCTTTGGGCTACTCCAGTCGACTTTATCAAAGCGATCGGAATTGTGGGAGCAGGCGAAACCGAGCTGACAATTTGGAATCAATGCCTCGGCGTCTGCCTTCATTTCAATCGGGCATGTTTAAATGCTTTGGGCGGCTACGATACACGAGCAAAACTTTATGGATACGAACATGCACAAATGAGCAAACGTGCACACAAGGCAGGATTTACGCGGTTTAATCCTTATGTCAGCCCGAGTATTTCTTCTGAACTCATTTACTCGCTCGATATTAGTTACGGCTGGAAAAAACAACAGCCGCTATTAATTGCATGGGATGAGCCTTTGGTGAGTAGCGTGACGCAAGAGGAAGCACAGACCGGCGCAAAAGAAAATCTACATATTCTTGAAAACTATCCTATTTACATTGAATTGAAAAAAACAAGAGGTATATAAAATGGCAGATTGTATAATTCCAAAAGGCGAAAGAGAAGAAATAGTTTCTAAAATCGAGAAACATAGCAAAGATAATAATTGTAGCATTGCAAAAGCATGCAAACATTTTGAAACAAAGCCGCACAATTTTTATTATTGGAAAAAGAATATTGATAACGAATCAAGTGATGATAAAGATGACGATGATAACGAATCAAGTGATGATAAAGATGACGATGATAACGAATCAAGTGATGATAAAGATGACGATGATAACGAATCAAGTGATGATAAAGATGACGATGATTCAAAGTGCAAAACGCAATTATGTGCGGTATTTGGAAACGTAAAAGATATAAGTCAATTATTAAAACAACTATTATTTTCGTAAATTTATATTGGAGTGCGAAATGAAATTAAATCTCGGTTGTGGCAAAAGTCGTTTCCCTGGCTGGGTCAGTGTCGATCAAATTGATTACGGCGACAACGTAGTTTTTGATCTCGACAAACTGACAAATAGCGGTCGCAAAATGCCATTTGAAAATGATTCCTGCAGCGAATTTATTCTGAGCCATGTAATCGAGCATTTGCACGACACGCTTGGCCTTTTCGATGAGCTCCACAGAATTGCAAAGGCAGGAGCAATTTGTCACGTTGCAGTACCTTTTGCCTTTTCCGATGAATCAATCGAGGACCAAACCCACGTTCGGCAATTTACTTTTAACTCGTTTTGTTTCTTTTCTCAGCCTGTTTATTGCAACGCTGACTATGGTTATCGGGGAGATTGGCATTGCGACAAAGTAACCGTATTTGTCAGTAAGAGATACGAAGGAAAATCAAACGCAGACCTTATCGATCTTTGTAAAACGCAGCGCAATATTGGAATTAATATGACTGCCGACTTGATTGCCGTGAAACCGGCAAGGGCTCAAAAGGTTGAATTGGTGCGCGTGCCTCGTATAGAATTTCAATTCGTTTAAAGAACGCGATACGCTGCCAATTGATTCAAATATGAGGTAATCGAAAATGACAGACTACAATCCAGAAGCTCAGGAATACACCGATCAGGATATTGAACTTGAGCAAATGCTTTATGCTCGGCATGTAGAAATCAATTCTCCAGACGATTTAACTACGCAAAGAGCCACTAGTATCCCAGCTTTGTTCAGTACAATGTACAAATTTATTCAAAACCCCAGCTCCGTTTCGGTCGAGACCTACAAGCGCATGATCGACACCGACGACACAATCGGCAGTGGAGTTGACTTTCTAACAACCTGCCTTGCAGTGCGATTAGGTACCTACACTCACCCGAATAAAGAGCTTGCAAAATGGGTCAACGAACGCTTGCGAGACGTGAAGGGCGGCTGGTTTAATGCTGTGAAAGAACTCCTTTCGGCAAGCTGGGCCGGCTTTGCGGTATCGGAAAAGATTTGGGAGAATAACGAGCGCCACGGATTTGTACCGAGGAAAATTGTTGCCTTGCCTCCGACAACCCTGATGTTTGAAACAGAGCGAACAGGCGAGCTAACAGAAGACGGAATCCTGCAGTACCAACGCAACTGGAATCCGATGGCTCTTGGAACTGGAATCGGATATTTCGGCGGTATGGTTGGCGTTGGCTACGGATTCATGCAACAAGGCGATGCAAGGCCAGACCCTTTTGCAAAGTTTGGCGATATGCCTTTCCCTATGCGAGTCAATAATTCATGGAACTATTTGAGCATTCGCATACCTAAACAGAAATGTATTCACTATTCTTTTGATGCTCAGGGCAAGTTCGGCAACCCTTATGGGCGGAGTTTATTGCGTCGTATATATAAATATTACGTCCTTAAAGACTCTGTAATTCAAATGCTCGCAGTTGCTTTGGACAGAAAAGGAACGCCGTTAACCATTGTTTACGCCGATCCTAATACAACATTGCAAGATGATACCAAGGTACAGGCCGCAGGAACTGGCAACGTAAAAGGCAAGCGCGTCGGCGTCAGGGCAGACAAAGCCGCTCAAGATGCCTTTAGTCGTGTCCATAATGACAGCGTTATTGTGCTCCCTGGCAAAAAAGGTCAGATATTTGAAGTTGAAGCTCTGATTCAGAATTCGAATACCGGAGATTTTATTTCCACGCTTGATTTCTGCAACAAGTCTATGCTTCGCGGCCTCCTCATTCCAAGCTTGATATTTGGCAATGGAGACGGAACAGGCAGCTATTCCCTCGGTCAAGAGCATGCGAAAACCTTTACAAAAATAATGGACGGTATGCTTGAGGGGCTTGAAGATGTTCTAATTGAACAACTCGTAATGGAAATGATCAAATACAACTGGCCCGCTACTTACTGGCAAGACGCAGGTTTTGGCTCTTTTGCTCCTAAAGACTTCAGTGACGAGGATATGGAAAAGATTTCTCGCATTTGGGAGACCGCAATAACCAGCGGCGTAATTGACCCAACAGATTTGCAAGACTTGAATAGAATGCGAGAGACCCTTGGATTCGGCGAGCGAACGACCATTATTGAGAAACCGGAAACAGACTTATTTGGCGATACAGGTAGTGATTTGGGCGCTACCGATCATGAATTATCAGGGGGGGGCAAATAGTATTGGCGGCATGAATGAAATGCAGGATACGGCTTTAAATGGTGCTCAGGTTAGTTCCCTTGTTGAAATACTCAATAATGTAACAACCGGCTTGATTCCAAAAGAAAGCGCCGCTGCAATTATTCAAAGCGCATTCCCAAGCTTTAACGATGAGAAGATTAGAAAAATGCTTAATCCGATTACCGTAAACAAAGACAACAAGGAGATAAAAACAGATGGCAACCCTTGAAGAAATTAGCAAACAAATCCGTAACGCAGGCATGGCAGCGGAGCAAAAAGAAGATACAAATATCGACGCAGCATTGCCAGGCGGCGAAGCTGCAGAGAAAACTCGCGAGGACTTTGACCCTGCGGCTCTTGAAAAAGGGATTGCAGTTGAAATGGAACATACGCCCGACCGAGCCGTTGCTGAAAACATTTGCATGGATCACTTATCTGAAGACCCTCTTTATTACGACAAGCTTGAGAAAATGGAAGAAAACGGCGTTGATAAAGCACAATTCGCACGCTTTGCCGCCAATCCGCTAACTCATTTCGGGCAAAATAAAGTTGAAATCAAAAAAGAGCACGGCTTTTTTGTTCCATACGTTAACGACGTAATGGTAGTTGAAGCTTGTAAAAGCGAACAAGAAGCTCAAAAAAAAGCACAAGAATACATTGAAAAAAGAGCAAAATAAATGTGCGATTCCTGCAAAGCCTTACTCTCAAAATTAAATCGAAGCGACGTTGTGCGACTGATGGCCGGAGCCAAAGCCGCCGCAAAGATTGAAAAGCACGGCTTCACTGCACTTGATAAAATGTTTGAGGATCTGGAAACGCAGGCTGTTGACGCGATAATGCAGGGCAAAGAATCCCCTCCAGAGCCAAACTTTACGCCTTTATTGCTTGAGGTTATTTATATGGCAATGCAGGCGGGCTTTGAAGTCGAGCCAAGATTGCCAAATAACACGGCCCGAATGGCTGCAGGGAAAGCGGCAAAACTGCCGATCAAGATTCCTACCAATCCAAAAGAACTTCGCATTTGGTGGGATTTGGTGCGTCATTTTAAAGCACCTCCAAAGATTCAAAAGCTGGCTGATAAAATCAAACAGGCTTACCTCAATAAAGTGCAAAGTATTTGGGTCGAAATTGGAAAAGACTTTCGGGAAGGGGCCATCTGGGATCAAAAAGTGATTCGGCAAGAAATGAAAAAGATTGTTGCCGTTGTTCGATCGAGGGCGAGGACGATTGTTGCCACGGAAACCACGCGTTATTTCAACACAGCCAGGATCAACTATTATGACAAACAGCCAACTGTTACTCATTATTTATTTATTGCAATCAGGGATCATCGGACAACAGAATGGTGCAAGACTCGCCAAGGGCTAGTTTATGAAAAAGGCAGCGAGATATTCAAGAAAGAAAAGCCTCCTGCGCATTGGAATTGTTATGATAAAAATACAGAAATATATACAGATAAAGGATTTGTTTTATTTCCTGAAATAACAAAAGAACACAAAATATTATCATTAAATCCTAATACAAGGGATTTATTATGGACTGAGATCGAAGCAATACAAAAATACTATCATAAAGGAATAATGAAGCATTTAACAAATGCCCAAACATCATTAGATATGATGGTAACTCCTGAACATAATATGTTTATTTATAAACGGGTCGATCACGGAAGAGAGAGAACAATTGAGCCATTATTCATTCGTTTGAACGAAATAAAATGCTTTAAGGAAGCAAAATTATATTTAAGCTCCAAATGGAAGGGGCGGGAGATTGATTCTATTGATTTGAATGGATGTCAATTAACTTCTAAGCAATTTTGTAGATTTATGGGATTTTATCTTTCAGATGGGTCAACAAGATCAACAGGCAATGGCTCAGGTTCTAAATATGCACACATTGCCCAACAAAAAGGGCAAGATTTGATGTTTAATGAGTTAAGAGAATTCCCATTTAATAATGTGACCGTTACAAAAGAAAAAGTAAATATTTATGATACACGCATCGGACAATATTGCGCTCAATTCGGCCATAGCCAGGAAAAGTTTGTTCCAACGATAGTAAAAGAAATGACTCCAGAATTAATAAGAGAATTCTTAAATGCTTTCAATCAGTGCGATGGATATATCCAGCCGCCAAAAGAAGGGTTCAAAGATATCAAATTCGCACCAATGAAAAGATATTTTACTACCTCGAAAAGAATGGCCGATGATATTGTTGAATTACTTATTAAATCAGGCACTGCATGTAGAGTCTTTTTAAGAAAGGACGCAGGAAAAATAATTAAATTTAAAAATGGAAATTACAAAATTAATTATGATTTGTATTGCATTAATGAAATCACATCTGAATATCGAGTTCCATTAATAATAAACGATGTCGAATATGAAGACTATGTTTATGACGTAACGCTCAAAGACAATCATACGCTATTGACCAGACGCAATGGGCGGATTGTATGGGGCTCAAATTGCAGATCCGAGGTAACGCCTCTTGTGCCGTTTAATCCTCGCCACAAGGCTTTAATTGATGACCCTGAACGACAGCGCAAAAACAAAAAAATAGGCAAAAGTAAAGGGCAGGTTTGGCCCTTGCCGGAAGGATGGAACGAATGAGCGGCGGCGGAATCATAAAAGTAGACGCAGGAGGCGGAGGCACGGCTATCACTTATAGCGAGCCTTATGTCGACAATATTAGTATTGTTGCGGCGAATACATGGCAGCCTTACGCTTTATTGACTGGAGCCAAAAGCTTTGAATTAAAAACTCGAGGTGGCAGCCATATCAAATTAGCCTTTTCGCCTTCACCCGTTGACTACATAACGATTAAAGGCAAATACGATATGCAAGCAATCGCTCCAGACGCTGGCATTACGCTGTATCTATCATGTGCACAGGCCGGTGATGTGATAGAAATTATTCAATGGCTCTGACAAAGGAGACCCTATGTTTGGAAAAGACCAACTGCATGTTGACCTGACCAATGTTGGCGAATCTGACCAAGTAATTTCTTTTATTCGCAGCGCGAATGGCGAGAATATTACCTCCACCGACGTTGGAAGTAAAAAAGCTCTCGACGTTTACGTTGCCAACCCTATTTCTGTCGCTGGTTATGCTGACCTCCTCGAAAGCGCAGTTGTCGTTGGCGTTGCCGCTGTTGCGTTACCTGCAACCACGTTAACCGGACGTAAAGCAATCCAGGTTGAAAACATGGGCTCCCGTCCAATTTTCATCGGATCTTCTGGCGTAACAACCACCACTGGCGTGAAAGTCAATCCTGGCTCAGTATGGGAAGAAGACTGCGCAGAAGCTTGCGTTGTTTATGCAATCGGCGCTGCAGCCGCTCAAGACGTTCGCGTTATTGAGTTCAAGTAAGCAGGTGCTACAATGGCTTTTTCGGTTGACGACATCCAGAAGTTTCAAGAATTTATGCAACTATTTTCTGAAGCAAAATGGACTGACGTAACAGCCGAGAAGGCCATTTTGATATTTAATAACACGCGTTTTCTGATGAAATTATCAGAAGAAATGAAAAGGCAAATTACTGAATGCCATTTACAACCGACCCAGACCGCAGTGACGTCCTCGACAACGCTTTCCAAAGCAAAGTCGTAGCGATTGGCGCAACACAAATAGAGGTTAAGTGTGGAGCTAATTTATTGGCAGGACGCCAGGCAGTTGTCATTTACAACGATAGCGCTGCAACTGTTTATTTTGGTCCTAGCGGTGTAACGACAAGCGGAGCAAATAAAGGAATACCGATATTTAAAAAGCAAACTCTGTTTATTCAGATCGGCGGAATTCAGTGCTATTTAATAGCTGGAACTGCAGCAAATGATGTTATTGTGCAGGAGTTGGCGTAATGAGTGACTTCTGGAAAACTCCTGTCGCTGTAGAAATTCCTTTTGACAACGCAACGAATGGATTTACCGCCGACGAAGTGCAAGCCGCAATCGAGGAAGCAAAGCAAAATAGCGAAGGCTTCCCAAGAGCAGGCTTACCATTAATATCAAACGGAGCCGTTAGCAATGGCGAATACGTTACTTACAGTGAACTATTAGCTAACAAAAGAATTTTATTTCCGGTAAGAATCAGGCTAAAAGAATTAACTTGGAATAATACAAATCTAAGTTTGGGAGCTTTTAATTTTGAAATTTATAAAAATGGAATTGCACCTGCAAATTTGATTTATACTTACACAGCTCCTGCAGGTGATAGAACTAATGGATTTGGTTATTTTGTATTCCCTGTAAATGTTGATATTGCCGCTGGCGAATACATTTACATTAAATATGTAAAACCTGCGGGGACTTCATTAAGCGATCTTGCCCTAGTTATTTGGATTTCGAGGATTCCATAATGAGAATTGTAGTAATTAAAAATAATACAGAGACGACAAAACAATGGATAAAAGAATTCGCCGCACTTGAAGAATGGTCCGTTCCAGACGGCTCTGATTTGCTATTAAAAAAATATGGAATGTACGATCCATTTTTAATTGCCGTGGCAAATGGTGAGGCTTCGATTGGGAATGGTGCTGAATTTTTTACTTCGATTGCACAACAATTAAATTGGCTAAATGGGAATCCTACGACCGACGCAAACGGCATTCCTTCTGTCGTACTTAATTCTCCAGCCGCATTCGACGCTAAGCCAATCGTGCAAGCTAGTCCGAGGCCAATCGGCACCTATACTTATTTGTCAGCGCAAAGTGATAATCCAGAAGATCCGAGCGAAACTGCGGGCGGTATTAAATTAAAATACAGCCATGCGATTGGACAAGATAATGCAAATCAAAGCTTTTATTTTGACATTAATTCTATTTGCAATGAGACGCATTTAAACGGGGCCTATTTGCAATGGGTCGATGCAAATCTGGATGAAGTTGAAGTTGAAATATGTTGCAAAACGTCCGAGGCGGCTTTTGTTGCAGGGATAAATACAAACTACATAATAGTGTCTGGCATTCTAATCATGACCGCTGGGAATGGCGATATTTCTATTCCTAATTGGGATTTGATTTTGCCCGTGCAGATGGTGCCAAATGAGCATGGCGTCAGACCTGCGGGGTATTGGGATTGCGATTATAATACGACAACCCATAAATTTGAGAATTATGTTTTTAACGCAAGCGGAACAGGCGAGTTTAATATCTTTTCTGAGGAGATAGAATTCAATTGTTTTATCCCATGTTTTCCAATGTTAAAATGCGGTCAGCAAAGTATTGAAAGTAAAGATGTTACACGGCTTGGTCACAATATGAGAATTAAAGCATTAATTAAAACAGAGCAAACCGTTGACGATCATGCGTGGAAATTCTGCGCCGTTGTCTATTTATACAGGAAACATACATGAGATTAAAAATAAAAGACGCTTTAAAAGAAGTGAAAAAAGAACTTGAAAAAAAACCTGAGCCAAAAGTTGAGCAAATTCCTGTAGGGCTTTGCGCAAAAGTAATCAATAAAATAACGGGGAAATAAAATGCCATCTTTTATTCCAGACGGAATCGGCACGACTTATGAGCTGATTTGCGACTTAAAGCAGGTGCCAGGCATAACTAGAAAAGCAATTAGCGTACAGAATCAGGCCACGAGTATTGTGTGGATTCGAGTTGGGGAAGAAACAGACGCCTACAAACAGGAATTTGCTTTCCTGCCGAACTTCGCTCAATTTTTTGATTACAGCGCTGATCTGCTCAGGAACAAGATTTATATAAAAGCCGAGGCGGCGTTTACTGGTAGAAAAGTCGTTATCTCACTTTGGTAAGGGAAACAAAATGAAAATTAATTTAGCATCTGGAAACATCGGGCTTGAAGCTGGCACCACAAATCAGACCGACAAGCGAGCTCTGCTCGTGTACGCTGGCGTGTTTAAAAGCATGGATGGAGAAGTCGAAATAACTCCTGCTCATATCGAGGTGCTTATTGCAAACCACAATGCAAAGCTCGCAGCGCTCGGAGATACCGTTCGCATGGCTGACTATCCACCGATACAATTAGACCACAGCACAAGCGCCAAGGATACCGTGGGGCGTTTAATTGGGCCGCTTGAACTTGGCACTCATAACGGTGTTGTCGCTTTGTTTGGTAACGTGAGAATCTTAGGGCTTGAAAATTGGGAAAAGGTAGCTGATGGGCGTTGGACTCATTTAAGTATTGGTGCCGATCTTGATCTTGGGGAACTCCAGGAGCTGACCATAACGCCTTTTCCTGCCGCTAAAAATGCGTGTTTATTATCAGCAAAAGGAGCTGTAAGTATGGCAAAAAAAGTCAAGAGACTAATGGAAAATGAAAAGATTTCGGAGGATGAGGCCAAGGAAAAGCTGTCAAAAATGACAGACGAAGAAAAAACAAAGCTTGGCGCTGATGAAGACGAAGATGATAAAACCAAATTATCAGGAGACAAAGACGCTGATGAAGACGAAGATGATAAAACCAAATTATCAGGAGACAAAGACGCTGATGATAAAGCAAAACTAGCTGCAGAGCTTTCTGCTAAAAAATTAGAAGATGAAGAAAAAGACGCAGAAGAAAAGAAAAAAGCTATTGCTAGCGATGAAGGCAAAGCAAAGCTATCTGCAGCTTTAAAAGGCTTTCAATCCCAGGCCGGCAACGTACGCTTGGCTTTACGCGCTGCAAATATTCAAAGCCGTTTCGCAAGGCTTCGCTCTTGTGCAAAAGTAAGTCCTGCAGAGCTTAAAAAAATGGACTTTGTAAAGCTGGCCGCATCGAATAACGAAACGCTCGAAGCAGTGCTTAAAACATATGAGGATCGCGAGCCTGTTATTCACGTTGGGCAATACGGAAGTTTAAAAGCAACCTCGGCAAGCCAGATTGCAAAAGAAGTCAAACTGAGTTCTTTGGAAGCCGAAACCCGCGCAAATATGAGCACTTTGTCAGGTAAAAAAGGCGCGAAAACAAAATTATCAAGCGAGCCATTCGAGACTTCAAATAATAACAAAGTTGAGGATGAGCAACTTGTGGGCGACCATACAGCGTTGTGGTCGGAAATTGTCAAGGCAGTTAAAGAAGGCAACGAAGACGGCGGCAAAGCTTTGTTTGTAAAAGCTTGCAGAATGGTAACGGGCGACAATGTATCTATTGATGAAACCAGCATGGCAGCTTTAATGAGTTCCTTTGCTTCATTGGAAGATAATTTTAGCTCAGTTGTACGTCTCTCGGCTGAAACTTCAGGTATTAAACTTTAGGAGGACACGCGATGTCAGGATTAGATTTTGTAACCAGCGGGCAAGTTTTCAGAAAAGACAACCGCATGATCATTGCAATGAACAGGCACCACGCAACAATAATCGGCGCTCGCGTACAGTATGACGCAGCCGGCTACACTGCAGGCCAGGTAATTGCTCGCAATAGCGTAAGCGGATTGCATTGCAAATACGCAACAGGCGGAAGCTCTGGAACAGATACCGCTGTCGGTATTTTGTTTCAAGACGTTCTCGATATGCCTGCAGGCGCTACCGATCTTGGACAAGTAATTGTCAAAGGCGAAGTGTTTGAAGATCTTTGTATTGACCTTGATGCAGGGGCAAAAGTGGACTTGGGCGCTCGTTCCGTTATTAACGGCTCTGGCACTACAATATTAATGTTTTAATTAGGCACTAATTAACGGAGGCTTTTAAAATGGCTAATGAGTTTTTTACTACTGAGCACACCCAAGTGCTGCAGAAATTGATCAATGAAGTTGTAAATGATCCTACCACTTATCGTGGTAGCGCATTAATTCCTTCGATTTCTTTACCAGTAAGAGAAGTATTTACTGAAGTAATCGAAGCAACAGGCGGATTGACCCAAGAGCATGTAGTTGGAACAGATCCAACTTACATACGTTCTTTTGGCAGCCGTGTGCAGAAATTTGAGCCACCTGCATTTAAAGAAGCAATTCTTTATGACGAAAAGAAAATTTTGAATCTTCGCGAACTCGGACAAAATGACCGTAGCAAGCGCGGAATTCGTCAGTATATCGACAAAGACATCGACCGGTTGAATCGTCGCCTTGAAGCTCGTATCGAGAAACAGCGCTGGGATGCAATATTTACCGGCGGCTTTACCTACATGGGTCAAGCATTCTCCTACGGAATTCCTGCAGGCAACAGAGCTACTCCACTCGGTGCGCTTTGGTCTACTGATGGAATAAATGCAAATAACTCTGCTAATCCATTGCTCGACATTCGTTACTGGGTTACCGGCGGTTTGGCTGCATTCCGTAAGTACAAGATTACCAAAATGTTGATGAATGGAAACACTGCTCGTTGGATATTGGACAACACAAACGTTCGCTCCTATATCCAAAATGCTTTCGCTAACCCAAGCATCGCTCAATACAGCCTCGACACTGTGTTGCAGTTCTTTATTCCTGCTTGTCCTCCTGTTGAAATATACAATGGTTGGTACCAAAATGAATCCGTTGACGGCAACGGGAAAATTGTTGTTGGCGACGCTGTTTACTTTCTTCCAGACGGTTACATTTATTTCGAATGTGCATTGCCAGGCGGAGACATGATCGGCGAATTCGTACAAGGTATCCACCTTGCTAGCGGAACTGTTGACGCACCTGGATACGGTAAATTCCTCGTAGTTGAGGAAAATATCGCCCCTGGAACTCGCGGTGGCCCTAAGAATCCGTTCATCGACATCGTTGCTGGTGTATACGGCGGCGTAAAACTCGACCGTCCTTTTGACCTATTGACTGCAAAAGTCATCGCGTAATTAATTTGCCGAAAGGCAATGGTAGGGCCGTCGCACTCCAGAACGGCGGTCTTATTTTCTGGGAGATTTTATTATGGTAGCTGCACAAGAAAACAAAACAAATTTGGTTGCCCCAAAGGCAAATGTTAAAATGAAGGCTTTGCGTGATTGCCGAGTTAACGATGTCAATTATCCAATCGGCTCGCAATTCGAATGCACCGAGGCTGAGGCTGTTGATTTTTGTAAGCCGATAACAGGCTCATACATGCATGACGGATTCAGAAATGATCAGAATGCGCCT